ACGCACTTTCGTACCATCTGACGTTTCAAGTACATCAAGTACGGTTCTGGAGTATCCTTTAAAGTTCTTATATACTCCTCCTTTTACTATATCTAATGGTTTTATAATATACTCAACACCTTCTAATTTAGCCATCTTGGTATCTCCCTTCCTTATTGCATATAAAATTCAAATTACGAATTAATTTTTATATTAATCTTACCTTTAATCTTCCATGCCCTATCCAATAATTTTCTATTATGTCTATTAATCTCTTTGTTCAAATCTATGTTTTCTTCTTTTCCTAGTGTATCTAATATACCAATACATACCTGCATTACATCTAAAGCTTCCTCTATAGTGTTTTCTATATCATAAGATGTAATTGCATTCATTAATTCCAAACTTTCTTCTAAAAGCTTCTCACGCTCTTGTTTCAAAGTTTCGTTTTTATCTAAAATCATTAAGTGCATTTATTTACCTCCCTTATTCTTTTTAAATTCTTCTTGCATTTTATAAAACTCCCATAATTTTATTTCTTTAAAACCATTTGGGTTGTCATCTTCTTTTAAAAAATTGCTTTCTACTCTTAGATAGATACAATTTTCATGTTCAAATATTGTAAAGCCACATCCGTAAAAACTTATTGATTCAAAATAATCGCCTACACGCGGATACCATAAATTTATTACTATCTGTTCATCAATACATTGCTTAATAAATTCCTTAGCTATTTTAGAATTTTTTCTAAAAGTCCTTAATCCATATCTCCCTTCTTTATTTAATAATTTTCCATAATTATTTAAATCATTTTTAGTTGGGTCAATATGCAAAGCTATATCAGAATCATAACCTTGAAAGGGTTTATTAACTAATCCATCCCCAGTTATTCTATATGTGTTAGCTTCAATTCCATGCTCTCCAAAGAATTTATTTATAAATTTCTTTTGCTCACTTTCTAACTTTCTATATTTTTCTATATCCTTAAATAGTTCACTTTCTTTACTTACTATAAATGCCTTTTCCATTTATTTATCCCCCTCAATCATTTTCCTACCTATATTTTGGCTTACATCTCCTAACATAGCTCTGATACTCTGCGGTAACTGCTTTTCTTCTTTTTTCCTTGCTACAGTAGCTTTATAACTTCTCATGAAGTTTGACCCTATAACAGTTTCTATGCCATTAATACTCTCTTGGCTCCAATTATGGAGTATATTGTGGCTACCTATTGCCTGTTGTATCTTTTCAGGCAACTTATTAAATTCTTCTTCAGCATTATAGGCAGAATTCTTTATAGCCTTCCTTACAAGCCCCCATGCTTCAATTTCTGTCATTTCACTTTGTCCGCCTGTTTTTATATAGTTTATAGCTTCTATTACTTCCGCAACTGAAGGTGGAAATTTATTAGTTGCTATAATCTTTTTAATAGCTACTTGTACTACGTTGTATGGATAGTCCTCTAACATATCGCTCCATAAGTTAACCATAGCTTTAGCATCCGTAGGCTTTAAATCTCTTGCCCATTGTGGATATGCAGCTTTAATAACACTTAATACTTTAATTGTTTCTTCTTGTGTCATTTGCTGCCTCCTCCAATTCAACTACTTCTTTTTCTTCCCCTAACCACTTTTTATATAGGTTCTTGCATTTAACACCGCACCCATAAGGGTAAAATAATTCACATAATCTATTATTTACAACATCACTTTTAGCTGGACATTCCATAATTACACACCTCCATTTAACATATTTAAAAATGGGTTATTAGAATCTATATCACTAATATTTTGTTTTGTAGAGTTGCTTTCTTTTAATGGGAATATACCTTTCCAACTATTCATAATAGATTGTTCTAATATTTTAATTTTAATTTCATCATCACTACTTAGCTTGTCTAATTTATTAAGCATTAGTTTCAATGCTTTATCTGTCATTTTAGATTTAATCATGGTTCTCATTTTTATGAACTCTAATATAGTGTTTTTAAGTTCCTCATTATCTGTGTAATCATTAATTATTTCATTGTAAGTTTTTTTATTAATTTTCTTCCTTACTTTCTTTTCTTCTACCTCTATACTATCCTTACCTAACTCTATACTAACCTTACCTAACCTAACCTGTGTATCCATGCTGGAATCATTTTGTATACATTTTGTATCCAAAGATAGATTATAGGTTTTATTTTCTTCATAAAGCATTGATTTTTCTAACTTGTAGAATGTTGCATTGTATCTATCTGTTTGAATGTAATTGTGTACTCTCCAATGTTTTATTACACAAACGCCACTTTCAAATGGTATTATAAATTGCTTAGTTATCAAAACTTTCATATCATCTTCGGAAGACCCTATCATACGTTGTATTTTCTTTGGATTGCCTATAAATCCGTCATCATCCGCTCGCATGGATAAATGAAAATAAAGTGCTTGTGTACTTAAAGGCATATCTAAGAATAAATCTGTGTCTATTATTGATAAGCTAAACATTCTTCTATTCGCTATTGTCATTACCCCCTTTGAAGAAACTCTATTCTATCCTCTAAACTTTGTATTTGACTTTCTGCCTGTTCTAGTAACAATTCTTTCTCTACTAACTTTTCATATAATTCGTTATTTGTATCTTCATCATATAAATTTTGTTCTAAAATTTCATATATCTTTTCAAACAATTCTCTTTGTCCGATTATAGTTAAATCATTTTGAAATAAATTAGATAACTTTAATGAATAATTATTCTTTTCTTGCAAAAACATAACTTCTGTTTTTTTACCTGCATATAAGGTTGAAACCATCATAGTATCATCCATTATTAACCCTCCTTCTTTTGACACTCAAAACATAACACTTTTTTAAATTTAGAATAACTAAATTTAGCTACCTTTTCTGCTACTAAAGCACCGCATTTATTGCATTTGTATGCTTTATTGGTTTCTTGTATTGTATTATCTTGTTTATTGCCCTTTCCATGAGTATTGGTACTATCACTATCTTTGTTGTCATCTATTGCAAACAATCCATTTAAAGCGTATTTTCTAGCATATGAACTCACACTCCCAGTAACTTGTGCTAAATCCATACCTTTTTTTGTTTCATCTTCTCTCGCCAATGCAGACGCTTGTACCTTATCTCCTTTTTCTATATCTATAAAAGTAGCAGTAGCCTTTATATAAAATCTATTATTTATTTCCACAACTTCATCTGTTAAATTTACTATTGCTTTATTCTCTTTTAAAAGTGGTTTAAGACTTTCTAATATATCTTCACAACTTCTATAGTTATACTTCCCAAAAGAGTTATATTGGCTCTTAGGTGCTTTTAAAGTTGCCTGTACATTCATTAACTTTTCATATATATTCATTATTCCACCACCTTCACGCTTATATTTTCTTCTTCTAGAATGCTAATCTCTGGAATGACCTCCCCTGTATTTTTATCTAATACAATTCCATCTTTTATTAAAAATGATTCTTTAAGAGCTGTTTTGTTAATTTCCTGTTTGGTTCTAATTAGATTTTTATATCCGTTAGAATTTAGATATTTTAATAGTGTTTCTTCATTTCCATAGTTCCATTTTTTATTTTTCCTACTTGTGACCTTACCATATGGTGTACTTATTTTGGCTTTAGGGTCTTTCTGCTTTAATTCTTTATAGTATTCAACTAACAACCCATTAAAGTATTCAATGCTGGCTAAGTCGCTCTTAGTTTCATTTTTAAACCATTCTTCTATTCTTTCTTTTTCTGCTTTTGCGAGTTCTTCTTTTTTTAAAATGTTTTCCTTACATTCTTTTATCTTTCTTAATGCCCAACTAGCACCTTTCAAATCCTCTATTTTAAAGTTTTCTTCCATTCTTTTTTACCTCCCTTTTGCATCTTACAGCCATACAAGCTGGCTCATATAAAACCTGTTCCCCTTTGTCTGTTTGGCAAATAACTTTTTGAAGAACAAAGTGTATGCAACCTTTACAATAATTACTTATTAACCATACAACCCTTCTCTATATTTAGTAACAATGTGACATATGCTACTGTCACTTTTATTTAAAAGTTTTCCTAGTTCTTTAGGTGTATAAATCTTTCTTAAATTGTAAATTTCTTCAGCTTCTGCCTTGGTTATCTTCTTTCTTTTATTAATAAAGCCATTTTCATATAGTTCAAAGGCTTCTTCCACTGTGATTTCTTTCATTATCGCAACTGCTAAGGCATACCAATTTTCTAACACACTATCCCCTCCAAATAATGTTTATTAAAAATATAACCGTTGGTGTAAATATTACTGATAAGCAACCTGCATATTTGAATTTTTTAACTCCTTTAAGGTCTACTATTATTAAGAACAACACTATAATTAAACTGTATATAGCTAGGATTAATTCTCCTTTACTTGTCATTTGCTTCAAGTTCCTTTCTATATTCTTCTAGTGCCATATCTTTAAGTTTCTTTGCGTATTCCTCTGCGTCTGCATTACTATATTTAAAACTTTCTTCTATCTGTTTAACTAATTGTTCGTATGCTGTCATTTTATTTATCCTCCTTTTTGTCTTTCATAGTTAATATACAAATCATACCTAAACCACTTATTATCCACGCTGGAACTGTACCAGCTATTAGTCCTATGCACTTACACCAAGTTGGTTCTATCAAATAACATTTACATCTTGCAATTATGGGAGATTCAATGTTAACAATCATTCCATTTATTTCTTTTGCCCAAATCGAGTGGCCACCCCATCTGCCATCACTACGTTTCATGTCTTTCTTACACTTCTTAGTAACAAACACATATTTATTACCATCCACTAATTCCTCTTTAACTCTCACTTTATCTCCAACTTTGAATTTATTCATTTACACATATCCTCCAAATTCTTATTTAAATAAATTTTGCATTATCGGATAATACACTTCTAAATTCTTCTGGTATATCTCCGTTATACCATAAATTCGTTGTCTCTATTATTTGGCCATTGAATTTTTCAATTTTAAATTTTCTACCGCAATAACCTCTAACTGGTGAATTACTATTTTCATCACCAATAAAATATTGAGTACCATCAATTCTCACTATGTTAGGATTATCTTTTCCCTTAACTTTTTCATTCCAAAAGTTTATATGATAACATTCACTACTGCATAAAACTGCATTTGTATATTTACTTCTGTTAATTTCTTTACCACATACAATACATTTCACTTTTATCCCTCCAATTGTTCAAATAACTTGTCCGTGAAGTCTTTTCTTTCCTTAAGTGTTTCAAATATCTGCTCTTCTATAGAGCCTTTAGTTATTAAGTACCAATACATACAAGTTCGTGTTTGCCCTATTCTATGAGTACGTTTTTTACTCTGTTCAAACAACTCACTTGCTAGTGGTAAGCTGTAGTAAATAATTTTATTAGACTTCTGTAAATTAAGTCCCATGGCTCCAGCTTGATATTGGACTAGCACTACTACATTATCTTTAGATTTATAATTTCCTAAGTCTTTAGTTTGTCCATTTACTATTGATACTGGTTTTTTTAGTTTCTCGCATAATTCTTTAATCTGTTGCATTTCCTCTGTAAAGTTATAAAATATTATTACTCTATCTTCTGTACTCTCTAATAAGTCTTTAACTGCTGCTAATTTATTTTTGTTATACTGGCTCGCTAATTGCCTAAGATATAACATCTTAGTAAGTGATGTATCTCCTACTAATTCCATATCATTTATTGTTATAACTCTATCTTTCTTAAACTTCTTATACTCTTTGGTATTATCTACTGTTACTGGAATTTCTACTTGCTCTGGCAAATCAAAGACTTCATCAGTTTTCATAAATATAGCTCCGTGATCATGTAATTTCTGTTTAAGTCTTTCAACATTTTTATATCCAGTAACTTTAGGAATTTTAAAGCCTCCAACGTCAATGTTTTTAAACTTTATATACTGTTGCCAGTATAATTTTTTACTAATATTCCAACCTAGCAATTTACACTGAGTGTGTAATTCTTCGTAGCGACCGCCACATGGCGTACCTGATAAAAGTATTACATTCTCTGCTTTAAGTTGTTTTGTTATAAATTTAGTTCTCTTACTTGTTGGATTTTTAATGCAACTACTTTCATCTAGCATGAGAGTAAAGTTTTCCAACTCAGCTAACTCCGGTCTTCTCCAAACTAAATCATAATTAATTATCACAACTGATTTATCTGGTATATCTCTTGTCTTATTGTAAATAAATGTGTTATACTCTGGGTAATATGTTTTAAAGTGCTCTTTCCAATCATCTAACTTTGATTTTTGACAGATAACTAAGTTAGTGTTGGCATTGAGCTCTTTTAATTTTTCAGATCCTACGAAAGTTTTACCTAAACCCATATCTAAAAAGTACCCAACTCTATTAAAATCTTTAGTTTCTTTCAATGCTCTCTCTTGATGTGGATATAAATTAATTTTTATCACCTACCTTAAGCATATTTGATAAGTGCTTTATTACATTTTTCTGTTATAATTAATAATTCTTCTATGCTTGTACATTTGTTAAATTTAATTTTGTTAAATTTAATATCTGCTATTACCATATCTGATAATTCTTTTGTTAAAATAACACCTCTTTCTGCAAGTAATCTTTTAAGCATTTATATTCCCTCCTAAGCTTTTATTCCATGCTTTATTGCCATTTGACTTACTATAGTTGTATATATCTCTATAAGCTTTTTATCTTGTGCTATAACATCTAAATAATTAAGTCTATCAATTTTACTCTTAGATACACCTTGCAACGCTTGTCTTGCTTTCATATTCTTCAATCTAATCTTTAAATCACACCCCGCTCTTTCTTCTAGTGCTTTGTAAACTTCTTCTTTAGGGTTTTTATAATCTTTAAGTTTAAAGCATATCTTATTCATTAATCTATTTATTTCACCTCTCCAGCTGTTGGAAGGCCTTATTTCTATAATCTCTCTTACTGTTTTAAGTTCTTCTTTAGTTTCTAATACTTTGTGATTAACTTGGTTAAGTTGTTGTTTAACATCTTTCATTTCCTGTAAGCTCTGTATTAAAACATCTTCTATGCATGTAGGTTTATTTTCCTTAACTCTAAAATATGTTTCTTCTAAGTTGTCAAATTGCTCCCATGCTTTATCAGTATCAAGGATCTTACAATGTCTATTTGCTCCTCTTTCTGTCCATAGATATAACTGACTTGTGTATTTGCTTATAGGTAACTGAATATTATTCAGATGGCTTTTGAATTGCCTTAATTCTTCACCTTGTAGTAAATAATAATGTTTACCTTCTACAAATTTATTTTTATGATTTTTAAAGTTAGCTTGAATATTATTTACATCTGTTTCATAAACTTGTGCTAATAATTCTGTAGTTATAACTCTTTGTTTTTTAAATTTAACTGGTATTATTACAGGTTGTCCATTTTCTATGTTTAAAACTACCTTTTCCATTAACTTACCTCCTAATATAAACTTTAAAGTTGATTACTTTACATCTGTAAGTATTTAAAATGATTACTTTTTCTTTTCAATTTCTGATATTAAATACTCAAGTTCTTTAGTTGTTAACATTTCTGCGACTACATCAGCTAACGCTTCTGAATATTTCTCTTCTAAAATAGTCATGTCATTTGGTAAAATTAAAGTTACTTCATTCATAATTAAACCCCTAAAAATATTATTAATTTATACTATGTCTATTAACAGCTTACAGTTACGCACTTTTTTTAGTTTTCTTCTTTACATTCTTCTTTTTTATTTTAAGAACCACTCTTTTCATGTATAACTCCCCTTTAGATTAAACTCTCGACCTTTTCTTCCAGCACACTGGCAATTTTTGTTATTGTATCTATTCTTGGATTTTTAGCCTTACCGCTTATTATGTCATGTAAAGTCGAATACGCTACTTGACTTTTAATAGATAGTTTGTACAATGTTAATCCGCTTTCTTCTATCTTTTGTTTTAGCTTTTCTACATTCAATTCTTCCCCTCCTTATCGCTTTACCGATTATATTATTATCATATATCATTTTACCGATATTTCAAAATTCACTTTGTTTCATTTAAATAAAATATCTTGTAAATGCTTCTAATTTCTTAATTTTTTTTAATTTTTCTTATCGGTTTACCGATATTCACCTTTAACATATGTCGGATTTTATAATATTTTTGTTCTTTACTAAATATCGGTTTAACGATATAATATAGATAAAGTTTTTTATTATATGAGGTGACAATTATGGAAATATCTGAATTAGGATTAAATATAAAAAAGTTTAGAGAACAAAAAGGATGGTCATTAAGTAAATTAAAACAAGAAAGTGGTGTTGGGTATGCTACTTTACACGATATAGAAAATGGTAAAAGCAAAAAAATGAATTCAAAAAATCTTGAAAAAGTAGCGAAAGCTCTTAACATAACTACTAATGAATTGTTAGGTATTGATGTAGTAGAATATACAGTTACAGATTTAGAAGAAACTCTTAAAATTATTTTGCAATCAGATGAATTAGAAATAGATGGATTGCCAGTTACTGAAAATGAAAAAGAAGAATTAGAGGATTTCTTTAGCTTGGCTGTAAATAGTATAAAAAGAAGGAGGAAAAAAGAATAAAATGGAAACAGTGGCGATATACTCTAGGAAGAGTAAATTTACTGGGAAAGGTGAAAGTATAGAAAATCAAGTTCAAATGTGTAAGGAATACATAGAACAAAGATTAGGTAAAAATATTAAAATTGTAATATATGAAGATGAGGGCTTTAGTGGAAGTACAACTGATAGACCTAAATTCAAAGAAATGATTAAAGATATAAAATTAAAAAAAATTAATATTCTTATATGTTATAGATTAGATAGAATCTCTCGTAATGTAGCTGATTTTTCTAATACTCTAGAAATTTTGCAAGAAAATAACTGCTCTTTTATCAGTATAAGAGAGCAGTTTGATACATCTACACCAATGGGTCGTGCTATGATTTATATAGCATCCGTATTTGCACAACTCGAGAGAGAAACTATAGCAGAGAGAGTTAAAGATAACATGCTTGAATTAGCTAAAAATGGGCGTTGGACTGGCGGAAAAATTCCTCTGGGTTTTATTTCTGAAAGAGTTAAATATACTGATGACGCTGGACTTCAAAGAGAATATTCGATTCTTAAAATAGATAAAGAAGAAATAAAATTCGTTGAATTTTTATATAAGAAATATTTGGAACTCGGTAGTTTACATAAGCTAGAAGTATATATAACACAAAATCAATTAAAATCAAGAAATGGTATTATGTTTGAAAAATCAAGTCTAAAATTAATACTACAGAATCCTATATATGTTAAAGCAAATTATGAAGTTATAACTTATTTAAAAGAAAATAACTGGATCGTATATGGTGAACCAGATAATAAGCACTCATTACTAAGTTATAATAAAACAGAACAATCTTTTAAAAATGGTAAGCATACTAAAGTAAAAAAATCAGAAAATGAAAGATTTGTAGCTATAAGTAATATTGAGGGGTTTATAGATCCAGATTTATGGCTACAGGTTCAAAGACAATTTGATAAAAATAGAAGTAAATTTCCTCGATTAGGGAAAACTCATAATGCTCTACTTGTTGGTAAACTAATATGTGGTCAATGTAAAGAATATATGTTAGTACAACATGGGAGGGTTTCAAAAACCACAGGGAAAAAATTATTTTATTACACCTGCTCTTTGAAACGAAAATCCCATAAAAAATTATGTGACAATAATAACGCTAAAGCAGATTATGTAGAAAACCTAGTAATTAATAGCTTAAAATTATTATCTAAATCAAAAAAGAAATTTATAAATCAATTAAAAATTTCATATAAAAATAAATTGAAATCTACTAAAGCCTCAATTGAAAAACTCTCTTTAGAAAAATCTTTAAGTGAAAAGAAAAATCAAATAGATAACTTAGTTTTAGCATTATCTAAAAGTAGTGAAATAGAAGATATACTTCTAGAAAAAATTAAATCCTTAAAAAATGATTGTATTCAAATTGAAAATAAAATTAAATGTATAAATAGCTCTGCAGAAGAACAGAAATTAAATAATATAAATTTAGATTTAATTGATTCTATTATAGATGAATGTTCAATAATAGATAAGCTACCTAGGGATAAACAAAAAAGGATAATAGATATTTTAATAGATACAATTTACTGGTATGGATCTGGCAATGGCAAAGGGAAAATTAAAATTAAATTTATAGGTGCTGATGAAGATACTAAAGAAATTGTATTATCTGAAGAAGAACTGCAACCAAAAATGTTGCAGTTCTATTCACATAGCACATGCAAAATTAATGACTTCTTATTATCCTTTAGAAAAATTAAGAAAAATAAAAGGATTAGAAAAAGTAAAATATATAGATCCTTATGCTGGAGGAAAGGGTAA